TGAAGGAGGCCGCGTGATGAGCCTCCCCATCATCTCCGCACAGCAGCGCATGGCCGAGCGCAAGGGTGTGAAGCTGCTGATGCTGGGCAAGTCCGGCATCGGCAAGACCACCCGGCTCAAAGATCTCGACCCGGCCACCACGCTGTTCCTCGACATCGAGGCGGGCGACTTGGCCGTGGCCGACTGGCCCGGCGACACCATCCGTCCGGCGTCGTGGCCGGAGTCGCGTGACTTCTTCGTGTTCCTCGCGGGCCCGGACAAATCGCTGCCGCCAGAGTCGGCGTTCTCGCAGGCCCACTACGACCACGTCATCGAGAAGTTTGGCGACTCGACGCAGCTCGACCGTTACCAAACCTTCTTCCTCGACTCGATCACGCAACTGTCCCGGCAATGTTTCGCGTGGTGCAAGACACAGCCGGGCGCGGTCAGCGACCGTACCGGCAAGCCCGATATGCGCGGTGCCTACGGTCTGCTCGGCCAGGAAATGATCAGCGCCTTGACCCATCTGCAGCACGCACGCGGCAAAAACGTGGTGTTCGTCGCCATCCTCGACGAGCGCCTCGATGACTACAACCGCAAGGTGTTCGTGCCGCAGATCGAAGGCAGCAAGACCAGTCTGGAGTTGCCCGGCATCGTCGACGAAGTCGTGACGTTGGCCGAGATCAAGGCCGATGACGGCAGCGCCTACCGGGCTTTCGTCACCCACACCGTCAATCCCTACGGCTTTCCGGCCAAAGACCGCAGCGGTCACCTCGACCTGCTGGAGCCGCCGAACTTGCGCGCGCTGATCGCCAAGTGCGCAGGCACACCCACCGCGCCCGTCACCAACCAATCCCACGAATCTCAGGAGTAATCGCCATGAACCAGCAATCCACCACCAGCAACTGGAATGACTTCAACGACGCCGAATCGCAGCAATCCGGTTTTGACCTGATCCCCAAGGGCACCGTCGTGCCGGTGCGCATGACCCTCAAGCCCGGAGGCTATGACGATCCTTCGCAGGGCTGGGGCGGCGGCTACGCCACCGAGTCCTTCGATACCGGTTCCATCTATCTCGCCGCCGAGTTCGTGGTCACCGCTGGCGACCATGTCAAACGCAAGATGTGGTCGAACATCGGCCTGCACTCCCAGAAGGGCCCGACCTGGGGCCAGATGGGACGCAGCTTCATCCGCGCCGCGCTCAACAGCGCCCGCAACGTCTCCCCGCAGGACAACAGCCCGCAGGCCGCCGCCGCGCGTCGCATCCAGGGCTTCCACGAACTGGACGGTCTGGAATTCCTCGCCCGCGTGGACATCGAGAAAGACGGCAAGGGCCAAGACCGCAACGTGGTCAAGATCGCGGTCGAACCCGATCACCCCGACTACGCCAAGTTGATGGGCGTTCCGCCCAAAACCACGGGCGGTGGCACTTCCGGTGCTCCGGCACAGACAGCGGCACCCGCGTATCAGGCACCGGCTCCGCAACGCGCTCCTGTGACGGGCAAACCGTCATGGGCGCAGTGAGGGAGGCCGATGAAATGTTGGGTCTGCAAACGACAGGCACGCGGCTACGGCCACTCGGACGGTCGCTTCAAGACCGGCGATGCTCGCCGCTACGTGCTCGACTGGGTGTTCTGCTCACGCCGCTGCCAGGACGCATTCCACGCGCTGTACGGCAACTGGCAACGCGCCAAGGACGGCAGCATCGACAGGACGGAGGTCGCCATGATCGATCCGTCTGAAGTCGAACTGGCCGCCATGCGTCAGTGCCTCAAGGCCTTCGGCGAGGCGGCGGGCGAGATCGGGTTCACCAAGCCGCTGGGGGACTACTCCGAAACCGAGGCGCTGCGGGTAATCGACGCCATTGTCACCTGCTGGTCGGACGCGATGGTTGCTCACCACGAGGCCACTAAGTTCCCGCCCGTGCGGGGCTTGCCGCCCACGCCAGATCCACTGGCACCGGATGCCGCCAATCCCTTCGCGGATCTGGAGGACGATCTGCCTTGGGATGAACCGAAGGGGAAGAAGCCATGATCGACTTCAACTCTTCATCAAGCATCTCTGGCCAGGTCACCGCCCTGGTCGACGCCGGGTTGCAACAGGCCCGAGCCCGTCAATCCGAGCGCCAGTACCTCGGGGCCTCGCGCCTCGGGGTGGCCTGCGAGCGCGCCCTGCAATTCGAGTACGCCAAGGCTCCCATCGACCACGGGCGGGACACCCCGGGCCGGATGCTGCGCATCTTCGAGCGTGGCCATGTCATGGAGGACTGCATGGTCGCGTGGCTGCGGGAGGCAGGCTTTGACTTGCGCACCCGCAAGCCTGACGGCGAGCAGTTCGGTTTCTCGGTGGCAGACGGTCGCCTGCAGGGCCACATTGACGGCGTCATCGTGGGTGGCCCTGAGGGCTTTGCCTATCCCGGACTGTGGGAATGCAAATGCCTGGGCAACAAGTCCTGGAGCGATCTGGAGAGAAAGGGCTTGGCGATCTCCAAGCCCATCTACGCCGCGCAAGTGGCGATCTACCAAGCCTATCTCGAACTGCACGAGCACCAGGCGATCTTCACGGCGCTCAACGCCGACACGATGGAGATCTACACCGAGCTCGTGCCCTTTGATGCAGCCCTTGCCCAGCGCATGTCGGACCGGGCGGTGAAGGTCATCTCGGCGACCGACGCAGGTGAACTGCTGCCACGCGCCTTCCATGACCCGACCCACTTCGAATGCCGGATGTGCGCCTGGCAAGACCGCTGCTGGAGGACGCAAGCATGAATATCAACACAACTGAAACCATGATCGATGGCCGTGAAGCCTCCATCGCTCTGCGGCTGCCGTATTACTGGTTCCGCGACCCCACGGCACGTTCGCGCTACCGCATCCCGCACTACGTTCTGGGCGGTTTGATTCGATACCGATTGTCTGAACTGTCGGAGTGGGCAGCCAAGAGCTCCGCCGTTAAGGAGTGGCGACCAGATGATGCACAGGGGGACGACGCATGATCGATTTCAACGACGTGCCTAAATCTCCTGTGCCGGAAAACCGTGACGCCGAGCGCGAGGAGTTGCGCACGGAACTTATCGCCCGGCTGGAGTCGGTGTTGTTCACCCTATTCCCGGCAGGCAAGAAGCGCCGGGGCAAGTTCCTGATCGGTGATGTGCTGGGCAGTCCTGGCGACAGCCTTGAAGTTGTGCTCGACGGCGATAAAGCCGGACTGTGGACGGATCGTGCCACTGGCGAAGGCGGCGACATCTTCGATCTCATTGCCCGCCATTTAGCGCTATCCGTACAAGCTGACTTCAATCGTGTATTGGACGCCGCTGCTGATCTGCTTGGGCGTGCACGCTCCGCGCCGGTGCGCAAAGGCAAGAAGCAAACCGCACCTGTTGATGAGCTTGGCCCGGCCACCGCCAAATGGGATTACCTCGATGCGGCGGGCCATCTCATCGCCGTCGTGTACCGCTATGACCCACCGGGGCAGAAGAAGCAGTTCCGGCCCTGGGATGCGAAGCGGCGCAAGATGGCACCGCCCGACCCGCGTCCTCTCTACAACCAGCCGGGGATGACCAGTGCCGCGCAGGTGGTATTGGTCGAGGGTGAAAAATGCGCGCAGACCCTGATCGACGTGGGCATCGTGGCCACCACGGCGATGCACGGCGCGAACGCTCCGGTCGACAAGACCGACTGGTCGCCGCTGTCCGGCAAGGCCGTTCTGATCTGGCCCGACCGCGACAAACCGGGCTGGGACTACGCAGCACAGGCGGCGCAGGCCATCCTGTCGGCGGGGGCCAAGTCCTGCCACATCCTGTACCCGCCTGAGGAAGCTGCCGAGGGCTGGGATGTGGCTGACGCCATCGCCGAGGGCTTCGATTTCGCCACCTTCCTCACCCACGGCCCACGCTTGCAGATGCACGACGTGGCCGATGACGTTGATCCGGTGGTCAGCAGCGACGAATCCGTCTGGGGCACCGAGGACGCGCTGGCGCTGTCCTTCACCCGCCGCTATCACCGGGACTGGCGCTACGTGGCGGCTTGGGGACGGTGGCTGGTGTGGGACGGACAACGCTGGCGCACCGAAGACACGCTGGCGGCCACCGACCTGATCCGTAGCGTCTGCCGCCAGACGGCTGTGCGCGCCGACAACCCCAAGGTCGCCGCCAAATTGGCCAGCGCCAGTACGGTCGGTGGCGTGGAGCGGTTGGCACGGGCGGATCGTAGACACGCGGCTACCACCGACGAGTGGGACGCCGATCCGTGGCTGCTCAACACTCCCGGTGGCGTGGTCGATCTCAAGACCGGACGCAAGCGCGCGAACGACCGCGCCGACCGGATGACCAAGATCACCACGGCCACGCCGGGGGGCGACTGTTCGCAATGGATGGCATTCCTGTCCGACATCGCGGGCGGTGATGTTGACCTGCAGGCCTACCTGCAGCGGATGGTCGGCTATTGCCTGACCGGCGTGACCAGTGCCCACGCACTGTTCTTCCTGTACGGCACGGGTGCCAACGGCAAGAGCGTGTTCGCCAACGTCATCAGCACCATCCTCGGCGACTACGCCGCCACCGCGTCGATGGACACCTTCGTCGAGACGCGTGGTGATCGCCATCCGACCGATCTGGCGGGCCTGCGTGGCGCGCGCTTCGTGACGGCCATCGAAACCGAGCAGGGACGGCGCTTGAACGAGTCCAAGGTGAAGGCCATCACTGGTGGCGACAAGATCTCCGCGCGCTTCATGCGCCAGGATTTTTTTGAGTACACGCCGCAGTTCAAGCCCGTCATCGTCGGCAATCACAAGCCCGCTATCCGCAACATCGACGAAGCGATGAAGCGGCGGATGCACATGATCCCCTTCACGGTGACGATTCCGCCCGAGCGGCGCGATGGTCGCCTGCCTGAGAAGTTGCTGGCCGAGCGCGACGGGATTCTGGCGTGGGCCGTTGCCGGTTGCCTTGCGTGGCAACGCGATGGCTTGAAACCGCCCGCCTGCGTGGTGTCGGCGACCGAGGAGTATTTCGAGGCCGAGGACGCGCTGGGTCGCTGGCTTGATGAACGCTGCGTGCGCGAACCCAACGCCAAGTCGCTGACTGCCGAACTGTTCACCGACTGGAAACAGTGGGCTGAGTCCGCCGGGGAGTTCGTCGGCGCGCAACGACGTTTCTCCGACCTGCTCATCACACGCGGGATCGAGAAATGGCGCAACGGCATGGGTGTGCGCGGGTTTCAGGGCATTGGCCTCAAGCATCCGCCGATGCCTGCATACACCCCCTACGCGGACAACTGACCTCATGAAAAACACATCGTCTGACGCAGCTGACGCATTTGCACATAACGCTCTATACGCGTGCGCGTGTGCGCGCCTCATGGAGAGTTTCGACATGCCGTGTCAGCTGCGTCAGACCCGCGCCAAACAAGGACTAACACCATGACCACCACTATCCTCGCCCTTGATCTGGGCACCACCACCGGCTGGGCGCTGCGCGGCAGCGACGGTCACATCACCAGTGGATCGGAAAGTTTCCGGCCACAACGTTTCGAAGGCGGTGGCATGCGCTTTCTGCGCTTCAAACGCTGGCTCACTGAAATCAAGCAATCTTGTGAAGCCATCGATTGCCTGCACTTCGAAGAAGTACGCCGCCACGTCTCGACCGATGCGGCCCACGCCTACGGCGGTTTTCTGGCCACGCTCACGGCGTGGTGCGAGCACCACCAGATCCCGTACCAAGGCGTGCCCGTTGGCACGATCAAGAAACACGCCACCGGCAAAGGCAATGCGGGCAAGGAGGAAGTGATCGCGGCCATCCGTGCGCGCGGCCATAACCCAGTCGATGACAACGAAGCTGATGCCTTGGCCCTGCTGAACTGGGCCATTACCCAGCATGCACTGGAACGGGATGTGTGAGATGAAAGTGCCAACACCCCAATACCGCTGCCCACTGGGACGGCTGCAGCCTGACGTTCAGGACGTAGACGTTATCAAGCAACGCGGCTGGCGTGACCAGCATATCCTCGTCGTCAATGCAGATGACGAACGCCTGGATTGGATGGAGCGTGAACTGGTGCGCCAGATCGGTGAACGACTCTACGGTACAGGAGGACGACGTCATGACTAACCGTCACAACGCGTGGACTATTGAGGACGTGGCGGCACGCTTTGAGGAAGCGGCCAGCACCGGACGACGTCTGCCCCCGGTACGAGTGCAAGGCTATTTCAATTGCTGGCCTGCCATCGTGCGCAAGGAGTGGGAGTCATTTGCTGCCGATGAAAAGGTGTACCGCCCGTTCCCGCCAAGCCCGGATGCCATCGACCGGATGCTGGAAACGATGCAGTGGGTGCAATGCCTGGAGGTCGAGCAACGGCATCTGGTCTGGATGCGGGCCAAGCGTTACGGCTGGCGGGACATCACGATTCGATTCGCTTGCGACCGCACCACGGCGTGGCGCAGGTGGCAAAAGGCGTTGGAGACAGTCACGACAATGCTCAACGCTGCCAACGGAAATAAGCCTTCAACTTCCTGAGCAACGTAGGGTAATGCGTGATGTTTTTGTCCTTGCATTGACGTGTTTGTCCTTTTTAGGCGCAGCCGCACATGCAACAAAACACCCGGGAGTGGCGTAGTATTTCAGCTATCTTCTGGACAGCGGTGACGGCATAGGAAGTGGCCCAAGGCAAAAGGGGTCCTTCCTGGCCAAAAACCAATGCGGGGGGCGCGAGCGCGGCGCTTTTTTAGCGTCAGGCCGCAAAAACAGGTTACCACCCGGCGAGGTTACCGGCCCCGGTTACCACCTCGCAGCGCAGTTACCACCCCATTCCGGTTTCCACCATCGAGCCCGCCCACGGTTTTGCCGTCGGTGGGTTTTGTTTTTGAGGCATCCACTTTGAATACGCTCAACGTCGAGTACCGCAAGGTCGAGGCGCTGATTCCCTACGCCCGCAATCCGCGCACGCATTCCGAGGCGCAGATCGCCAAGATCGCGGCCAGCATCGTCGAGTACGGCTGGACGAACCCGGTGCTGGTGGACGGCGACAGCGGCATCATCGCCGGACACGGGCGTCTGGCCGCTGCCCGCAAGCT